AAATACGAACTAATCTATTAAATAATTCTGCTGTTACCTCGCCATTTGCAATCGGTAATCTTGTTTCTAGAAGCTTTGCCATTATCTTCTACCATCTCTTACCACGTCATATCGGGTGGAACCATAACGCCAACCTACACCTTGGTTTGATTCTTGACCGTCGTTGGAAGCAATCCTCAAAGCAATCTGTCTCCCCCTAGCTCTTATATGCGCTTGTTGGGTCGTCGGAGTTACGGTTGATGTATCAACCGTAGTCAAAGTATCTCCTGGAAAATTTCTTGTTTTGGTTACTATATTGACAGTAGAACCAGAGTCATTATCTAAAAACTTAATATCCGGTATGAGTCTTCTGATAAAAGAAAACGAATCCCCTTCTCCAATATCAAAGTCTGAAGATTCAATAAATACATTAGTCATCTCTGAGCCGTCGTCATCAAAACCGTCCTCGTGTTCATACAGATAACCGCCTGTTACAGCCTGCGGATAATTTTCTATACCAGCATCAAGCCAAGCTGTTCTTGATAATTGTCCGTAATACCAGATTCTGTCTCTATAATTATAAATAACGTATCTATCTATCTCTGAAGAACTAGCTGATGGATAATACCAACCAACCTCTGAATGTTTGTTATTAGTGAAAGCCTGTACTTTGTATATTTGTGAGTTGTTTATATCGCTAAAGACATAATTTTTAACCGTACAAGGCAGCTCTGCTACGGTACCGTTGTAAGTGTAAAAAGAATCGTAAGACATAAAATAAACACCATCAGGAGCTGTTACTGCTGCTTTAGGTCCAACCAATCCTGTTGATTCGTTAATTAAATTTAAAGCAAATGTAAATGGAGGACCTACAAACTGCATGTTATAAACAGAGGTATCAGTAAATATTATAATCTCTTGTCTTGACTTAACTGCTCCCATAATCTGAGATCCTGAAGATAATCTTAACGAACCCGCAGTATTAGTTAGCTTAGGCTCAAACTCTAATAAATTCTCTTGATCACTAAAAGCAATAAACATAGGATCTATAGCTTGAGTTCTTGCTGTACCAGCTGCGTTCAAAGGATCTGCCCCAAGAACAATTAAATGCCTATCAACTTCCGAAGTTAAAACCTGTAGCCCTAAAGTTGGTACAAGATTTGCTCCTGTAATACCTGAAAGTTCTTGACCTCTTTTAGTATTTTCTGAAGACGCTGCACTACTAGGTAAACCGACACTTTGATCCCATCTATAGATACCACCTCCTCTTACGTTGAAAACTAAATCTTCGCCGTAATTATCATGCGTATATATTCTAAGTTGGTTTGTTGCTGATAAAGGAGTTGAAGAACCCCAACCGCCTGATCCCCAAGCGCCTACACCCCAACCAGTAGATTGCACAAATACATCAAGACCTGTATTTATTTGATAGTAGCCATCAACGCCTGCTCCACCATTACCTGAATCACTAGAATTTGCTGTTACTGTACTACCTGATGTGTCTTTAGCTATGATTTTGTATGAGTCGCCATCAACAATAGAAGCGATTTGGTACTCCTGATTTAATACAGTTGCGGTAATGTTACCACCTAACGACACAGCGCCTTCAATACTAACAAAGTCATTTTGTACCGCTCCATGACCTGTATCTGATACTGTTAATTCTGATGAGCCATTTGTAGCAGAGAAGGTTATGCTATTTGTGCTTTCCTTTCTTATTGGGGTTATATCTGAGAAACTTGCATTATTCTCTACCACATAATATTTAAAATGCGTACCAACACCTAAAAATTTTGTACCAGCCAAAGATATCCAATTGTGTAAAGCCCTAGCAGTCCCTTGGTATGCTTCATTTATAAGTTTTGACCAACCTCCAAACTTCTCTGGCCTACCCATACGAAATCTAACTAAATTGCAATCAAACCATCCGCCCTCATTATCATATGCGGTTCCTTCTCTATTTATGCCTGGTCTGAACTCTTGTCTTTGTAGTGTCATTTGTTTCTAATAAAAGTTGTTCAAGAGATTGATTTAAACTCTGTAAAGTATCTACTTGCTCTAAGTATTCTACCTTTTTATTAAAAGTTTTTGTCAAATTCCTGTTTGGAACAAAAACAACTTTATCTATCATAAGTGCTACAAATGCAAAAATATCAACTTCATCAGATGCGTAAATCCTTTTAGATATTTTGTTTGTTTGTTTTTTTGCTATATCCCAACGACACCAAAGATCTTTTTTCTTTAAAGATGTAGCATTCGTAGTTTTTACCTGTATTTTGTAGTTTATGTGATCCTTAACAACTAAAAAATCAAACCTACTGCTTGCTTCTGCAAAGTAAATGTCGTCAAAAACTCTAGACAAATAACTTGCCGCTAGAAACTCTCCTGACCTACCAATCATTATATTTTGGGGGGTCATGCGCCTCCTGTTTAAAATAAGCTCTTATAAACTATAGGTAAAAGCAAGCTTATAATAATACCTGCTATCCACCATAATCTTTGTGAATTTACAGATATCATACTCTCTAATCTGTCAAATCTTTCGTAAGCATGAGTCCATCTTTCTGAACATACTTTTTCATGAGTTTCTAGTTGGTTGGCTACTTCTTTGACGGTAGATCTAGACATTAATAACTCCATATAGTAGGTCTCTGTTTACCATGATTAACCTCTGCAATATCTAAATGTATGAAGCGACCTTGCCCTTTTTGGTTTACTCCTATACCTGTAAAGCCATGTTTAGGAGCGGTAGCAACTATTTTGTAAGCTTGTTCTCCATGCGACAAAATATCTACAGCAAACCCCATAGCGTGTGTGCCAGGTTTACTTTTATTTACTTCATTAGGATGTTCAGGACACCTATAACCAGAGGTAATTACAAAAGGAAAACCTAATTCAGTTCTCAAACTTTGTAATTTATCTACTAAATTGTGGCTTATTAAATTTTTGCCACAATGTCTACAAGCAAATTCGTCTAAGTTGAAATTTTCCCAAGTCATTAGTTTCCTTTTGTCACTTTTTCTTTCTTTTCATAAGTTCTAAGGCCAGCCATTCCTAACATAGCCATCAATATTGTCGATAATTGACTAAACTCAAACTCAGGTAGATCAACTTGTATACCTGCTATTCCAATAGCAAACTGAATCATAGGCGCAAGTATAAAATGATAAAGCATAGCTAAACTACATACCCAGCCAACACTCGGTCTCCAGCCAGCTACAAACCAACTTTTACTTGCAGCTTCAATCTTATTAACCTCTATTTGGGCAAGGTTAGCAGTTTGAAGTTGTGTCTTGAGTTCATGCTCAAGTTTCATTTTTAAATTCTTATCTGCAACAAATTTATTTAAAACATTTCCCGCTATACCAACTACTGAATTTGTTATTGGATCTGCCATTTTTACCTCAAGTTTGATGCACTAAAAACTAATACCAAAACTATCAAACAAAATAATCCTATTGAGCCAAACATCCTGTATGCTTCTAATCTTTCAGCCTTTTTTCTAGCTTCTATATCAGCTTTGCTTGGTCTGCCTCTTCTTGTGTATTTAAAAGGTTTTGCTTTTGCCATTTTATATCTCATGTTTACCAATCGGACATGTATTGCCTTTCATAAAAACTTTCAAAGGCATTATGCATTTACAAATATTACAGGTTTTTATGGATTTTTTGTAGTTTTCGCAATAACTACAAATAGCTAATTTTTTATCTCTAACTTCTTTTAGCTCCACTACTCAACTATAGAACTTAACCATTTTTCGCCGTCAGTTAAATTTAAAGATGTTCTAACAAACTGCACAAAACCATCCATATTGCTTTCGTCCATCAATCCAAAAGCTTCAATCAGTCTATTTCTACCCTCAAAAAATACAACTGAAGGAACTGTAGATGGAGCAAAAAAAGGCGTGGTGTCAGTTAAGTATACTTTGTACCATTTGATTTCAGATATGGAAGAAAAAGCGTTGCTTAATCTAGTCTCATTTGCACTACAATCAGCACAATCTTTCATAGTTAAATAAACAGCGTGCTTTTGTTCAGGACTAGCTGCAAGAGTTGTTTCTAAATTTGTTAGTTCTATTTCTGTCATGTTGTGCAAATCCTTACTGATATATTTGATACAAAAGGAGAGTTACAAATATAACCTGCGTATTGGTAAAACATCCAAGGCTGATCGTTATGATTTACTCCTGTTTGACCTACAGTTTGATAAGTAGAGGCGTTCCGTGTATTAGTCACACCCCCATCACTAAAACCACTTGGACAATTGGGCGGCGTTGCATAAGTAGCAGATGGCGTGCTTGGTGACCAACAGGGAGCTCCGCTTACTGTAGCCATACTAGCTGTATTACTGTAAAGAGTATTCGTTCCTTCTATGCCGTACTGACCTGTTTCTACGCTTATGTTACTAGCTCCGCTTATGTTGGAGTACATGCTTTCTTGTTCTGCTGTAGTGTTTTCAAATAAGGGCGAAGCTAAAGAATTAGAGTTAGTTATTTTTATCCAACGACCTAATTCGGGTCTTGAATTACCGCCAGAGCCTGCTCCGTATCTTTTAGTAACCGAAGAATTACCGTTTACTTTAGTTGTTATTTCTGACATTTAAGCTCTTCTATTTCTTTTTGTTGTTCTTTAATAGCTTCAACTAAAAGCCCTATCATGTGACCGTAGTCCATTTGTTTGTGTTCGTTCTCAACTACTAATTCAGGTAAAACTTCTTGTACTTCGTCAGCAACTAAACCAATATCTTTTCTGCCTGTATCTTTCCATTTATAGCTAACGCCTCTAAGTGCTTGTACTTTTTCTAACGGATTCTCTATCGTTTGTATATCTTCTTTTAAAGCTGCATCTGAGCTGTAAAAATAAGTAGCAGAAGTTATAGATCCAGAATTAGATATAACGTCTGTAGTTAGAGTGCCGTCAAAATAACCGTTTTTAAACTGTAAACTTGATGTCCCTAAATCTATATCGTTATTTGTAACAGGAGCCAAATACCCATCATTAAGTTGTATTTGATCTGTACCGCCTACCTTAAAATCTATTTGGTCGTCTACATCTGCGGTAATGCTGGTGTCAGCGTCAGCATCTAAAATAAGTTCTTTACCATTCATGTCTAGAGATGTAGCAATTTCTACACCTCCACCATCAGCTATAGCTATA